TTACCACATTTTGATGTTGCATTTAATAAAGCAAAGCAAGATTTTATAGCAAATTCAGGTGAGAGTATTGCTAATAGAGGTATAATGTCTCAGGCAGATATTCAAAATATAGACAACTTATTACAAGAAGCTGCTAAGTCAACACCTGAAAAAGCACTAAGACTTGTTGAAGCTGCAAATAAAGTGTACTTAAAAAACTTTCTTGTAAACACAGATGTCTCTATCGCAAAATCATCTTGGTTAACTTATTATGAGAAAGGATTAAGGGAGCAAGGAATAGACACTAAGAATATTGATTATAGCACTCACAAAATAAATAAAAAAGCTGCTCAAGATGCTACTCGAATGGTTGACCGTCAGCAAAATATTTCTGATGAAGATTTAAGAGGAAAGATATATTCAAGAACAGAGGGCTTTAGTCCAATAATAACAAAAGTATTATTGCCATTTGCAAGTTTTCGTATCAATCAATGGTTGCGTATGAATACGGATTTAGGAATACTTACTAATAAAACAACCACTAAAGAAGATAGAGTAGATGCTGCTTATTCACTTGCAGCATTTGGTGCTGAGGTTGCTGTATTTAATGCTATTGGTTTAGGTGTTTCTGCACTTATTCATAGTGGTGCTACATCATTAAAAAGAGCAATTACAGGTCAAGGAGATGATGATGAAGAAAAGAAAAAACTAAAAGAACAAGATGAAAAATATATCAAGAATTTAAAGAAGAGCAAAGGTGCTTCTCTTGTTCAAGATTTTCTTTCTCCTCTCCCTCCTCTCGACCCTGCATTTGAATATATAACATATCAATTATTAGATAAATTGCAATCTGATACAAAAGAAGAAGATAGAATTAACATATTTGAACCTAAGCCAAGTGATGCTAAAACGTGGGTTGATTATGTAACTACACACGGAGGTGGAGCAGGCATTGCAGTAGATAGGATAAATAGTTTTAAAAAAATAGCTCAGGCTTATATGAATGGTCAAATAGAGACCACTCAGTATGGAGAAACTACTGTAAAAAATATACGAGAGAAAGACAAAAAAGTTCTTGGTCAATTAACAACATTAGCATTTTTAAATACTATTGGTGTTCTTCCTACTGAATTTAGTTCTATTCAAAATACTATCTATAAAGAAATAGCAAAAGAAGCAAGTACTAAAACCGAAGCTGAAATCATCCAAGATAGAGCAAAGAAAAGAGAGAGTCGTGCTGACAATGTAGAGAAGATTCAGGTTATCAATAGAGCTATTGACAATGCTACTGACCAAGATGTGGTCAATGAATTGTTGAAGATGAAGAGAGAGACTCGCAATAAGATAATCAAACCTGAGATGAGTGATGAAGCGAAAGAGATTTTGAAGAGGAAGGCAGAAAGAGAAAAGGCTAAGTACAAAAATCTTCTTGGTGGATACGATTCAAAAGAAGATTTGAAACGCTACGACCCTGACTTGTACGAAGAAAACTTTGGGGAAAACTCTGACTACTATGATACACATAAAGCAGAGGTGAAAGCTGAAAAGTTATTTGATAAGATGATGAAGCAAACCAAAGATGAAAAGTATGGCTACACTCCTAAGCCAAAAAGTAAGAGTAAGAGAAGAAATAAAAATAGTGATGGGTCTTACAAAAGTAGCTTCTACAGATTTAGCTCTAAGTAAACTTGATATACTTAAACCCTTTCTGCTTGTTGTAGTAAATCATCAGCTCTGCATCATCGAATGAACCTTCACGGGGTGGTCGACCACCCCATCTTACTTCTCCTTTTAATTCATAAACCTTTCCGTAAATAATACCATCGGTGCACGCCCATATAATAACGGGGTTGAGTCTCTTACCTGTTAGCTTGGCAACTTTTTCTAACGAGATTGGTAAAGGATAGGCATTGGACATATCTCTTTTACGTCCCTTTACTTCTACGTAGGCAATAAGTTTTTTGTCCTTATCAAAAATCTTAAAGTCAATATCTAACTTATCGAGCTTCTTATAAGAGCCGTCGAATAAACTTACAAACTTCTGTATAGCATTGGTCTCCCTCTCAATGTCTTCGGGCTTTTCAAAAATCATCGTGCTGCATTGATTTTAATATAATTTTCATCTCGGTTATGACTTGTCTTATTTCTTTCTCTGAAATGCTGAACTCCCTATCAACTAAAGATTCATAGATAACAGTCAATGACTGATGACAGGCGTTAATCCTAAAAGATATTCTATAGGCTCTCTTGTCTTCTGAGTCGTTCAGCTCTTGGTTCATATACCGTTTAAGAATGCTATTATTTTCTTCTCTAACTCACCTTCTTTACCATAAGGAGTTCTTTCATTCATTATGTCAAGGATGTGCTTAAATCGCTTGTATTTGTTTTCTATGGTAGCTATCTTATCTTTTTCAAAGTATAACTTATCTACCGGACGCTTCTGAAAGAAAGCCTCTCTGCACACGACATATTTTTTCTTTAGCGATTGCTCACTAAAGTAATTGTCAAAGTTACCCATATAGTTTAATATGGTGCAATGATTCTTATCTAAATATCTGCCGATTGAAACAAGTGTTGCACCTCTATCACGAAGTATCTTGGTGAATACCATACGTGCTTCTACAAATTTTTTCTTGCGAACTGAATTGGTGATGTCAACATCGAAGATGGTATCTACAATGTCTTTCAGTTCGTTCATATCTATGTATTGATTAATCGTTTCTAAATATTTCTGTTGTGATTCCGTGTTCATTTAATTCTTTGATTCTAAAGTCCTGTAATTTTGATGTTGTGTTTTTGCCTGCTTTCACCTCAATAAATAGCACGTTGCTATCACGAGGTATGGCGATAAGGTCAGGGATGCCATTCTTGTTGGTCTTGATTAATTTAATAACATAATACCCTTGAGCTTCGAGTTCTTTAATCTTTTTGCTCTGTATCTGTTGTTCCGTCATCTTCAAGATTATTATCCTTAGTGGTAAAGTAACGATAAGTTAAATAGGCTAATACTACTGTATTGATAGCACAAGCGATTGCGATTAAATTAATTAATGTTTTCATTTTTTTTCAGTTAGTTTAATAAATATAATACAGAATCCGATAGTCATCAAGACTCCGACCATTGCTGAGATTAAGGTATATATCATTTTTGTTATCATAGATTAGATATAACTCTAAGAAGTGCCCTCTTATAATAAGCCATATAAATTACATTGCATTTTTTGCATTGAAATAATTTAACCCACTTACCGGATGGTCTTTCTTTAAAGTAATTTTCGTTTAAGGTATCTATCTTATGGAAGAACCTACATATTATTCCTCTCATTTCTTTGTTGATTTTCCATTATGTCCATTACGAGCACGATTAGTAGATGCTTTCTCTAACACCATTCTTCCACTCTTAGTATGGCTCATATCTTTACCATCGTTATTACCATATGTTCCACGCTTACGATTTTCTTTGTTAAGTTCTACACGACGCTTTTTGCTTTCTTCCGTTGAAGAATATTCTTTGTCGTAAGCTAACTTCTTCTTCTTGGTTTCTTCTGACCAATTACGTTTATCATAGGAGGGATGCTTCCCTGCTAAACTGTTTCTTTTGCTTCTCATATTCTTAGTCTATTGTAACAACTTTTTTAATTGTTCCATCTGAATAATAATAAATTTTCATATTCCCATTGATGGATATTTTAATCAAGTCAGGTACTTGAATTAACGGAGCTGATGTAAACTGCCATATAGTGGACCATACACTTGTATAAGTTCCTGCTGTATTGCACTCTCTTCTATATCTCCATTCATAATTAGTATTTGCTTTAAGGCTTGTTGCGATATAGGTAGTTGTTGTATCGCCAATAATTTTACTTGTCCAAGCAATAGCTCCTGCCTTACGATATTGTATCTTATAACGAACACCACAAGAATCATCTACCCATAAGAATTTTACGCCTGTACTTCCAATACTATCGACAACCATAATTGGTAAATCACATTGGCAATAAGTAGTAAAATATTTTGTTGCAGAATAATCTGATAGCGTAGTTCCATTAGTAGATGCCATCTGATATTCGTAGTCTGTTGAGTTAGTCAAACCATAGATTGTTTTAGTTGTTGTATCAGGAAGTGTAATGGTCTTCCACGTAGGTACGCCAACTGCACGATACATTATTTTGTATCCTGTAGCACATAAATTTTTAGTCCAAGTAATCGTTGCTGATGTACCTTTTGGAACTCCTACTAAGTTAGTAGGATATTTAAAACATTCGTTTAATGTTACATTTACTTTATATACTGAATCACCTGATGTACTTCCGTTATTATTAGCAGCCATCAATGCTCCACTCATCTTTACCTGACCACTGCCTAATGCAGGAGCTACCCAATTCCAAGACCACGATGATTGACTATTGCCACTTTGCGTATGCGTGATATATTTAGTACCTGTGATTTTTGTTTTAGAAGTATTAGTAACGACCATTGTGCCTTTATAGTTCCCTACTGAATCTTGAGGGCTTGCTTGGAATCCAAAACGCACATTACCGGGCTTATTAACCGTAGCGGTAAAAGTGTAAGTGTTTCCTGCTACATATCCCGTGCTTGGAATGTTGCTTGTAATCTTAGCAATAGAGGTGTCAGCAATCACTGCCGTACCTGAGTGGCATCCACTTGTTGCACAAGTTTTATAGCTTGATGATTTATCAAAAGCATAACCTGCCGGTGCTCCATCAGGAGTGCTAATAATGTTGTGTGTTACACCTGCAACAAGCAGGACGATGGCAATAAATGTAAGTGTGTTTTTCATAAGTTTTTATCTAATATTTTTAATATGTTTAGCCAATGCTCTTTGGTTTTAAAATAAATTTCCATCGTGGTAGCGCCTCCTTTCTCATTCATAAGATATACATCAATACCATATAGGTCTGTGTCATCTTTATAAGAGTAGTATCCTTTGAAGTCTATCTGATTGAAGGTAAACATTACATATCCATCAACATAAACTTTTACTCTACCATTAATAATTTTTAAATCGTATTCGTGTTCCATAATTTTTTTAGTGCTATGTACGAGACTCGAACTCGCATCTCCTTTTCCACGCTTTGATAAGCCTTTTATTTATCTTTGCAGGTATGTTGCTTACACCAACATAGCTTTTTTAAAGTGAGATACCGTATAATCTTTTTTCTTTATAACGGCTTTGTAAATATCGTATTCTATTCCTCCTTTTGCAAATACCCAATAGATATTATTTTTAAGTCGGTCCTTTGTTGTCATCCTATCTCTACTTTGCCAATAGCTCGTAGCACTGAAGTCAATGTTGTAGTACACTAAACAATCAGCATCCTTGAGCGATATGCCTTCACGACCTGAAACAATCTGAAGAGCGATATTTTTATTGGTGTCTTCAAAGATACTCAAATCAGTAGTTAAATTTTCACCGAATACTTGCTTGAGTGCTTCTAACTCTTCCTTGAACTTATAGAAGATACCAATCTTCTGTCCTGCAAAATGAATCCTAATAAACTCTGCCTTTGTTGTATCAATCACCATTGAGTTCCCGCTCTCAAACTTAATCGTTCCTGAGTACATCTGATGTACCTTACTCATCAGCTTGACTGCCGTATCTGCTAACACCACCTCTACTGCTCCTTCTAACACTAAGTCTTTCTTGAGTTTGTTAATCATATTGTAGGTTGATTGTTTCAATCCTACTTCAAGGATGTGTTCGGTAGTTTCTACTACGAACCCTGCATCCTTCTGCGAGTAGTTGATGGTATATGGTTTCATCGCAGTGATGATGTCTTCGCTCCCTCTTGAATAATCACGTATCATTAATCCATTGATGCGTTTCTCGGTCACTTTAACGTACTTATCGCAGAAGCGATAGAACGATGCGAACTCCTTGAATGGATTGTTCGGTATGCCATACACCTGATGGTACATCTGAGAATACGACTCAGGGGTTGGCGTTCCTGATAATAGGATAACGTATGGGTTTGATTTTTTAATTAATGCTTTGATGTCTTGAGCACGATTGCTTGGCTTGGGAAACGCTCCCATCCCGTGAGCTTCATCGCAAATTATCAAATCAAAAAAACCATCGACCGTGTGGAGGCTCTCGTAATTGATGATAGTAACCTTATACGAAGGATTTAACTTTTTGTAATCTGCTTGGATAGAATCAATCGCTTTCTTTTTGGTAATAAACAATACTTCTGTCGCACCCATCTTCTCGGCAATAGAAAGACTTGTCAAGGTCTTTCCTGTACGCACCTCCATAGCGAGATAGAGGAATCGGTACTTGTTTAGAATACCAAATCCTCTCTCTACTATCTCTTGTTGATATGGTCTTAGCTGAATAGAATCTTTCTGATTTTTGTAATACTCACAGCTATCCATTATATCTTTTAATTTTTGTTGAGCGTCTTTATACTTTGGTACATCGACCTCTTGCTTAGTCTTTCCTCTGCCAACAGTTTTCTTCTCCGTTTGATTAAGTACGTTGAGAAGTGTTTGACAATGTTGAGCCATCATTTGATTAGTATATCCCGGTCTTCGTTCAATCATAATACTTCTGTTTTACATTTTTCACATTCGATAATATCATCCTCACGAAGATGATATTGAGGTACATCGCATTTGCATAATAGCGATGGCATCTTCTCATCGAACAATAGTTCATATACGTGATTTAGGTCTGCACACTTCTCGTACTCTTCCGTCATTATGAAATACATCACCATTACTTTGATTGATGTCTTGTCAATATCCCTGTCAGGGAAGTGGACGAAGACGGGCATACCATCATCCTCCACTTCTTCAACAGTGCATTTATGTGTGATTACATTATACGAGTTTTCCATCGCAGCTTGTAGTAATTCTTTCTCATCCATTTTGGTCGGTGTTTATATTTTTAATTACAATCCAACGCCCTTGTTGGTCTCTTCCCTCTTCGGGCATAGCACCACCACGATACATACCATAAGCGATGAGCCACTTGTAGAACCTTGTACGGCTGATGGTCAGCTTTGCCTTTGGTCCATAGTCAGGATACTCACTGACAAACTCATTATATAATTCATTCTTATAATATCTCACGTTAGGGTGTATGTTATAATGACCTTCTTGATTGTCTATCAAACCTACCCATTCTATGAAGTCGTGGCACGTTTCGGCAGACAGTTGACGTATCTGTAAATTTACAAATTTTGATTTAACCAATCCGTTCATCAAAAAAAATTGTAAACATCCAATCATATAGTTATCAAACTCACACCAATCGTCATCGTTCCAATCCCCAAACATCATCCGTCCGAACTCATCGTAGGGCGTATGGTTTTTGTTATAGTACTGATGAAGTTCCAATTCCCACTTACGACGAGCGAACGAGTTCCCTGCTCCCTTGATGGCGTAGTTGGTGGTGATGGCAATCTTTGGTGATTTGCTGAATGGTATCTTGATAGCATCCTTGTTCTTCTTCTCCAACGTAAGTCCTTCGGTAACAACGGAGAACAATCGCTCGAACTCGAAGTACTTCTTCACGTCATCGAAGCAGAGTATCTGCGTATCGGCAGACACCAACTGATAGGCGAAGCTACGCTCAAAGGTAAATGCCTTACCATCAATCACGACTAACTTCTTCATCTTGGATAGGGCGTTCATAATCAATCCCTTTCCCGTTCCACCTTCGGGGTTGTCGCTGATGACCTCGTCATTGAAGATGATGGCAGGGCAGTAGGACTGATTCTTATGTGCGTGGAGGAGAAACCCAATCGTGCTCTCCATTGACATCATACGCTCCTCATCCTTGAAGCATACATTGGAAATGAATTGACGGAAGTCGCACCTGTTAGTCACGCCACAGATATTGAAGTTGCGGTCTATCACGTGGTCCTTCCATACATATCCTCCCAAGTCCAAGTAGTCGATTGGTATAATCTCGTTCTTAGTAACCTTGACAGCACAATTACGGAAGTATAGGTACGCTGCATCTTTGGTATCTTCAATGAAGTAGATGTCAATGGTTGATAGCAACGATAGGAACTCCTCTTTGAAGAAACGAGTTTGGTCAGCGAAGTAATTATAAACGGTAATGTCATCCAACTCAAGCAGGTGATTCAGGACGTAGTCCTTTATCTCTTTCTCGGAGGTGTGGTCGATTAGGTTATTGGTAACCTTTACGAACACGTAGTTCTTACTACCTTCAGGGCAATACTTGTAAAACCCTGAGTCCTCAAGAAAATGCTTGAATAGGATGTGAATTATTTTAACGACTCCTTTGTCGTTCTTGTTCCAAAATATCTGCATCTCATTCTCTTCTTCCACTTTATTCAGAACCGATTCGATTATCTCGCTATCCAAGTTGGAGTCTTGTAGTTGGATGCGAACCTCCTTTTTTGGCACACCACGTCTTAGCTTTGCACGTATCTGATTGACACGCTCCTCGTCCTCATAGTATTTGGTATTAAAGTTCTGCGTGTTGCGATAGGCAGAGTCAATAGTGTTTTGAATTTCGATTGTAGGGAACGTAGATGAGGCGTACTGCGATAAAATGTATAAGGCGAGGGCTTTGTTAACCCCGAAGTCATTTAACGCCATAGCGAGGATATATGCGTTTTGGTTACGCTCGCCTTCATTCATTGGGTATTTCTTCAGCCACCACTTGGTTAGTATCTCCACGATTTTATTTTCATCCGTGATGGGGATAGTAGGCTTGTCTCTAAATTTAGAAACCTCTATGTACTCTGTCTCCTCAATCTTGTCCCATATTGAAGAGTGCTCGTTGATGTGTAGCAGTGGGTCGTAGGATTCATAGCACACACGACTTACATTCTTTGATGTCTTGTCGAAGCGTTCTGAATTGAAGTGCTTCTCCAACGAATTGAAGTAGTTGGTATGGTTCTCTGCATCGGCAGGTATCTTGACCAATACCTTTAAGCCATCTCCTGATGGAGAGATGAACACGGAGAATACATATTTGTTTTTAGTGAGGTTCTCCTTGTCTTGCAGAAGTTCCTTTGTTTTGGTATAGCCATCGAAGTCAAGGCAGATTAAACCACTATGCTCGATAAGAGAACTATCGTTGCGTTTATTGAACTTGCCGGAGAAACAGATAGCCGGCAGATTCTTCTTGAGTTCGTTACGCTCTGTCTTGCCTGATGTGTTTCTGATTTCTTTTACCAACTCTTTAGAGCTACCATTCTTGATACGCTCAAGGATTGCTGTTACATCCCGAAAGAACGGAGTAGCCGTTTCTTTGATGTTTTGAAAGATTGTGACCGTGTATGTCGTCATAATGTCGATTTGTGTACGATTATTTTTTTGTAACTGATTGATTATTAATATTAATGTCAATTATTCCAATTTTTAAACTGAAATGAAATAATAATAATAATAATAATAATAATAATAAAATAGAGAGAGAGTAGGGAAAACCTAAAATTGACATTGATTTGGGCTAAAAAAGGGGGCTGTTACACCCCCACCTAAACAATGAACAAAAAACTAACAATATTTTAGAAAGGAATACTATCGTCGTCCTTTTCTTTTGTTGGTTTACCTGCCGCCCCTTTTGGTTCGTAGGTGTCCAACTCCACGTAATGGTTTCCACTACGTGCGGTCTTAATGTTTACATTGACCCAACCTGCCTTAGCGTGTTGTTTCATAAATGCGATTGCATCTTCTACCTTCATCGAAAGTCTTCCGACAACGAAGTCGGGTGCGTTCTCTTGTCTTTTGAAAGAGAAACCATCAGCAAAGATTTTGTCTTCTGCCATAATAATTGTGTGTTTTTAGTTTTGATATGGTCTATTTAAACCACCTGCCTGTCCCCATACCTGAACAAAGCAGATGGTATATTTTAATGTCCGTACTTCCAATCTAAGTGAACCATCGTTCCAACCAATGGAGGAAGCACAATAGCTAACACCATCCAAAACTTCTTGCGTTCTGTTTGCTTGGTCACTTCCTTATTCAGTTTATAGATGTCGTTCTCGTATTGCTGATTAAGGTCCTGACAAGAAGCTACCAACTTAATGTATGAATTAACCTTTCCTTTGTAGGATTGGATAATCGTATCTTGCTTGGTGATGATGTCTTCTTTCGTACCTAATACACCGGTCATCATTAGAATCTCTTGCTCATACGAACGTGCTCTCTCTACATCCTGAGCCATCCATATAGCGATGGTCTTTGGTATAGCCACCAAACTATCTCGCATCAACTGAGACTTCGTTATGCCACGATAGGTAACTGAATCACTTGACTGAGTCTTTGTAGAAGTTTGACAAAAACTTGGTAAGGTCAATAGTACTAAACTTAGCGATGTTATTAGTCTTTTCATTTCTTTTGTTTTTTAAGGTTTGAATTTGTGTGTTCTTTGTGTCAACCATTGCGTTCAAGACAATGATTGAATCGGTTAAAGCGATGATGGTAGAATCTTTCTCTGCCTGAACTTTCTTGTTCTTCTCGATGGCATCCTTATATTCTATTTCCATTATCGTGTTGTCATTAACAACATAGGCAGGCTTATTCTTTTTGTATAATACCCAACCGATAATTGATATGGAGAAAACTAATGCTCCAAGAATTAATAATTGTTTTTTCATTTTTTAAATTTTTTAGTATAAATCAAATCCTTTTGTGATTCGATGGGTCTCGCCATAAGTTGCCTTACGCTCCTCCATCTTCTGTATCTTTTGGTTTAGATACCATTGTGCTTTCTTTAGGTCCTCTAACTGACCGCCCTTCTTACCGGCACGGCAGATGTACTTGAGTACATTCCCTAAATAGAAGTCAGCCTCCCACGCATCAATAACCTTGATAGCTTCGTAGGTATTGTCGCTTCCTCCGTAGTGCTTAGGATGGTCGATGCTTTCCATTTTTTCTCATTGTTTTTCTGATTGATTTAATTGCGTCCCACAACATATAAAGGTTGAAAAGGATTGCTAAGATAATGAATAGTTTCATTTCTCTTCCTCCCTCTTTCTACTTTTTATCTTCTTGGTAGTCAATCGTTCAAGAACAATATCTATGGCTATACCGAACTCCTGTGGGGATGGAGCGTGAACATAAGTACCTTTTCTCCATCTGCTGTACTTACTTAGTACATCAATAGCGTTGTTTAGTGTCATCGTCTTTTAAATTTAGATAGTAATCTTTTAATCCAACTCTGTTTCTTTTTATCGGGTATTATCACAGCATATATCTTCTTTTTATAGCAGTCGCAGTATTCAGGATAGTGTATGCTACACTCCGTAGCTTGAATAAAATTAACCTGCTGTCCCATAAGAAACCCGTTGTAGTATCTGTACTGAGGATGTAAGCTATACTCCTCGTACTTGTATTTGCCATCCTCTACGTAGTCATACGATACCACATACTCATTGTTGTGGTTCTTCTCAATCGTTCCCTTGTTCATTAGTCAAGCGTTTCATCTATGTAGTGGTTTGAAACATCGTCCTCGCTATCCTCAGCAAAGAACTTTTTATACACCTCAATCGCCTTCTGTACCTTTGACTCGCCACCACGAATAAAATTCTCCGTTGGTCTGAATACACCAAGCTGTCCTGTTAGTTTGTCAATCACGTAGAAAACCAATGGCTTCCCGAATAGTTGTTGATAGATGTAGCACTGAGAGTCGTAGTTGTAGGACTTAGCACTGTACTTAAACTTATTGATGTCGCTCGTGGTCTTGAGGTCGATAATCATCGTTGGTGTAACGATGTCTGCCTTGCCCTTCCACATCATCCCCTTGATTTCTTTAACCATCGGCTCTTCGTAGATGTTACCCTCGCCATAGATGTCCATATAAAAGTTGATGTTGCCCTTCATAATACCTACCAAGTCAACAATCTCATCTATCTCCTTCTTGAGCATCACGAAGTCAAGGTTCTTCTCTTCGCAGAAGTTCTTGTACTCTTTGGTGTTACGTGATGATACCTCCACAAATGGAACATCCTTCGCCTTATCAGGCTCTAACAATAACTGATGGAACAAACGACCACCTGCAAACGCTTTGTTATCCTCACGAGTCTTCCTGAAATCCTTCGGGTTCGTGAGCAAGACTCCTATGTCGGAGTTGGACAAGTAAGACTTGCCCAATCCTCCATAGTAATTCGAGTCAATACGTAGTTCGTCTATGATGTTACTCATTTCTTGTGAATCTTTTCTAATTCCTTCTGAATAGCTGCTTTGATTACAAACTTACGACTTATTTGCTCAAGTAGGTCAGCAAACTTCTTGTCCTTGTTGCCGTTCACATATGCTGATACTCGCTCCCACTCTTCAGAGTCCTTTACTAACTCAGGACGCTCTGCCACCTTTGCTTCAGGTGTAGTAGTCACTTGCTCAGGGATGTCTTCACCGGTCCACAATGATAAGCCAAGTCCGTGCATCGCAATAGCCTTAGCCGTTGAACGCTGAATAGCTTTGTTCACATCCATACTTGTAATCTTTGCGATTGGTATAGCATTGTTACGGAAGTCCATAATAGGTAGGTAGTCGATGTGCTCCCATCCGTTAACAAGGATACCAACCTTTACATAGGCAGTCGTGCCGTCAGTAAAGTAATTAAGTCCTGTGAATGGTGACTCATACACCACACGTTGAACATCGGGGTAGTTAGCCTTTAGCAAAGCCCAAGCGTTAGCCCACGATAAGTAATCCAAGTTACCTTTGCGTTCGATTTTGTCTTTCACGCTGATGCTCGACAGCGTAGCGAATACTGATTGTTTTTCCATAATGATTAAATTTGATTTGTGTTAATTGATGAAATGATTTTTGAATAGTCTGCGTCTTCGAGGATGCGTTTCTCCATAGCCTTAATACCTTTTGCGATGGTAGGAATAGTCATTACGAATCCATCCGCTTTTAATAGTATCTGTAATCGTGATACTGATATGCCTTTCATTATACATACATAGAATAGTAAGTATCGTGCGTTCACTATGTCCGGCATCTTTGTTTGCTCGTACATTTCTTCTTTTGATATCCCGTACTTCTTTAGTATCTGAGATAAGATTGATTGGAATAATTCCTTTTTCATTTTCTTTTTATTTGTGTTGCAAATGTAGTTATAATTGTATTCAATTCCAAATTTATTTGTGAATTATTTCCACTCCCATCCATCAGGGATAACGGAGCGTGTTTTTGTTTTGTTTAGTGAGTAAAGGACATCAATCTTAGTTGGTATCCCTTGCATCATTCTTGTTTGAATAAACGAGAACAATAGGTCGTAGTTAATTTTTAGTGTCATAATTATCCAAATACTATTTCATTCATTACTAAATATTGAAAGATGATGTCGCTTGTTTCAGCATCGCCCTCTTCACGAATCTCGCTGAAGATAGCATCACCGTGCCCATCCTCAATCATCTTATGTATCCGTAGTGGCATCTCTGATTTGTTTAATATACCAAGCACCTCTGATGGATTCTCGATGTCATTGATAGGCACTTCTACATCGTGGTCATACACGGCTCTGAAGATAGCTACACTCAAGCACTCCTCTTCTGATTTAGGTACGGCACTGCGTACTCTTGTTACAGCTTCTTTTGATAGGTAATACCAATAGTTACAGCCTCCTTCGAGTGCTGTTACGAAGATGTTCTCCATTGTTTCACGGGATACACCTACCTTAATCGTTGTTAAATTTGTTGTCATAGTAGTTTGTTGATGTTTCTTTTGATAAGTTAAAGAAGAATACTTTGCCGGAGGCACGCACCATATCATTGATAGCTGCTTTCTCGCCATCATAATATGCGTTGGTGATTGCCGTTCGCTCCTTCTCGATGAATTGTTTGAAGTCGATTCGCTTCTTAGTATTGTAAAGCGTATCGGGATACAAGTCCTCTAAGTACTTGATGAACTCTTGCATAGGTGTTTTCATAGCTTTTCTATTTTTTTTAGTGCCCATTCTTTTTTGGTTTCATCGGTGTAAATAATTTCATTAATGCGTGTAACCATTTTCTTATAGTCATTGACAAACAGAAACGCTTTGTTGTGCTCAATCTCTTCAGTGGTCGTACACTGAATTGTTATGCTATACATATTTTGCTTGCCTGTCTTCATTACATTAGTTCTTCGATGTTAATGTTATGGTTGTCGAAGTGTTCGAGTATCTTGCTCATTACTTCTTCTGAAGATAACTCTCCTTGCTCCTCCATCCATTCAAGTTCCTTACGCATATTCCGTATCTCCCATAGGACACACGCCATATCTAATGCTTTGATGCACCTCAGATGATTCCTTGTATCATCGGGGTCGTTGAGGTCGAATTTAATTATTGCTTCCATAAGTGTATTGTATTGCTCTTTGGTTTGTATTTTTGTTAATAACTGTACTATTAGTACCACTTGGTATTATACCATTTAGTCCCATATTTAATCTTTATTTGGGACAATCCTAAAACTAATCAGTTGTCCGATGTTTTAGGACTACTCAGATGTTTACAAATTGTAACGCTTTGCTAATCTTGACCTCCATATGTTTCTTTGTAGTATTGTTCTAACATATCACTATCTGTAAAGTGAAAGTATTTTTCTGCAAGTTTTCTTGTGTCATTTTTTACCATCCATTTATGGAAATCTTCCATCTGCTCTTTCTCCATTGATTTGGCTTTTTTTAGTAGTGCATACCACACAAATTTATCTTTTGGTTCATTCCACAACTTATGGAATAACCATTCAACTGATGTTTGTTTCATTGTTCGTCCTCCTTTATTTCGATTGGTGGTATTGACATTATTGTCTTTAGTTGTTCGTAGATGCCGTCTTGGTTATCGCCCCAATACATATCGCACTTGTCGTCCTCGTAGGGTATGTCGATGAACCACGCTTGACAATGCTCATCAGCTATTGCCGTGAACCTCTTGCATTTTTCTTTGAAGGGGCAATCGCCACCTTTACACATTGTGATGTCCATATATTTTTTTTATAAAGTTAATAGTTATTTTTGGTCGGGCAAAGATGATGAACGTGACCTAAGTTCATTAATTATTTGTTCTGCGATATCATCCGTTAAGTTGTCATCCCAATTATTTTTTACGGCTTCACACTCACTCAAACATTCATAGCCTAATATATAGACCAACATATTGCATACACGCTCACTGCTACTCAAGTCGGTATGGCACTCGCCATAATTATCTTTCTCATAATCTTGCACAATGCCAATCGCCTGAAAGACGGAGCAATGTTTTAATATATCCTGCTCGGCTTGATAATACCCTATCACCCAATAGTCTTGGTTGAATAAATAGTGATGGATGTCTCCCATAGGAGTGCCCACTAAGTTGCTGATATTTTCAACAACGTGGTCTCTAATTTCATTTTCTAATTGTGTCATCGTTTATTTTTTGTTTGTGAATAGTTATGTAGTTGTTGTCTGATTCATAGACACAGATTTGATTGTAGTCCTCGCAGTAGTGCACATCGAAGCCTCCGTAACTCGTCCACCAATCAGGCTCGGTAGGACGTATCACCATCGAATGAACCTTCTCATTGTGGCGAAAGACTATTAGTATTGGTCCGTTCATATTCTGTTTAAGTTTAGAAATTGTTTATATAATTTATGTTCATCCTGCGTTGGTAGTGTACCATCTATTAACTGCTCGTCAATCGTATTGATTGCTTGTTGTATGCCGGATATTGTATTGTGTATATCCTGTATCTCGCTATCGCTGTAATGGTTGATGTCCATCAATCCCTCTATCAATGTGATTGCATCGTAAAGGTCCATCTTTACTTCTTCGTATGGTTTCATTATAGTTTACGTTTTTTAAGATTAACAATATGTTCTGCTATATCTTTTAACAACTCATTGGTATCTCTAAACTTTTTCATATTAACCGATTTAGCACACTCTAACTGAAACCCTCCCTTTGATAATCCTTTCTCATCATCAAAATCTGCAGTATGTTTATGAGCATAGTATTTCGCATATTCCCAATCATTATATCTTGGGCATCTCTCTCCAACAAATGTTATAGTAAAATCATATCGGTATGGATACTCATTAACTTTTAACGTGTAGCCGAAGTTGTAAAGCAGGTCGGTAATGTCATCAGTCAATTTACTTGATAACTCATCGTTGATAATCTTAGCAATCCGTGTCTGCTCACGGAACTCTTGTTTCTTTACGGCTATTTCATCTAACTGACTATTGATGAAGTCAACTAAATTGTTACCGCTCTTTGTTTGTTTGTTGATTTTATCGAACTCGCTTATCAGTGAGTTGATAATTTGTTGTTGGTTGTTTGTCATAATGTTTAATTATCTAATGCGAAGTATAATATTTCTTGTAGGTCGCCCTCAATCATATCGAGAGTAATCCAATCGGTGTTGCATCCATCGTTGCCATCGTCGTCAATGCACGATAGTATCTTATAGTCCCAATCCAACGAGGGAGGACATCCTGCCCCATCGTTATCTCGCCATACACCACTATCGTCAACGTAATCTATCTGCACCTCGATAGTGTAATACTTGTCTTGGTCTTCGTTATAGACCTCAATATCTCCGTAAGTTGTTCCTTTGTTTATCATACTAATTGTTTTATAATGTCAACTAAATTACCTACTACGATACCGATGTTGATACCATTCTCGTGAGCATACTCGATGTCACCATACATCTCTACAAAGTCAGTGTCTTGTTCGTATAATAGAAACAACTCGAATGTACCCGATGAGAAAATCTCTTTTGCCTTCTCTGTTACCAACAGATACACGACACCATTAATTACTTGTGTTGTCATTTTGCGTTAATATAAATTAATTTTTCTAATTCTGTGCCTTCAAAAACTTCAATAGTCGGTTGTCCATTGTTGTCTTCGGGCGTTAACTCATTTTCTGTTTCGAGTAATAGTTCGCTATCCTTGTAATCGAATGAAACCATTTCTATATACTCTTTTAGTTTACCTTCTGATGTTGCTTTCTCTAATTCATCAGTGTCTACTACGACCTCGCTCCTACGCCAAATCGTAACTTTTTCGTCAATGATTAATGTTGTTGTCATAATGTAAAATAGTTTCTAAAGTTTATCATTTCGGATACGAACTCGGTGTCGTCCACCTCGTAGAAGTATGCCTCGTCCACATACTCAAAGAATGTCTTGCGTTGTGCGTCTGACATCATACCGAATAGCATCCTTGCTTGTTCGTGTTGTCCGTTGGTCTTGCTCTCAACGATGTACTCGAAGTACTCGTCCAACGACATATTTAATTCCTGTAAATCTTTTTTGGTTACCATAAGTCCTCCTCGAATTTAGTTGTACTTGTTTCTAACTCCACACCCTGCAAGTGCTCTGCGATTGCGTCCCACGTTGGTAGTGATTGCTCAACATCTTCCACCTCGTTGGCGTTGCTGATGTAGTCCTGAAAGTCTTTTACAAGTTCTTCCATACTTGTTGCGTTGTAACCCACTGCGAAGTGAGTGCCACGCTGATAGTCGAATACTCTAAAATAAGTTACCATAAGTCTTCTAATTTGTTTTTGTAAAATGTATAAGTGTATAGCATAGCGAAGATGCTCAGTCCGATTGTCAAACACTCGAAGGAGAAAAGCAGTGTACTCGGGTACACTGAATCTTTGAACATCAAACAATAAGTAACGTCAATCAATATCGCTGTTGATACCGATGCCAATAAGGCAATCAATCTGATGATTAGTTTTTTCATATTAAGCAAATGCTGCATTACAACCCTCGCACATAAAGGCATTGTAATCTTTGTTATAGGTTAAGTCTGTTGTTACGTGTAACTCTGTGCAGTTATCACAATAGTATAAGGTCTCGTCCTCCTTCTTACGCCAACTCGATGCAGTCGAGAGGTCGTCCCAATAGGCATCGTACTTTGGCTTGTACGTGCTTGGCGTGTACGTGCTTGGTGTGTAGGTCTTGTAACTATCGAACGAGCGGTCATCCCAAGTGTACCTGCCGTAATAAGCAGGAGGCGAATACGTGTGCTCATACACATCGACCATATTGTTGATGAACGTGATGAACAGCCCTAAGCAATTCTCTACATCACTGACCACCACATACTCATCATCTGCGTGTGGTCTGTAATAGCCACACGATACATTGGCACACGATACGCCAAGACCTTTCTGCTTGAGCATCATCACGTCCGTCATCATACCATCGCTGAACGAATAGCCGAACTCATCTAATATAGGACCGACTGCTTTCTTGAACGCCTTACTGCTCAACTTAGTACCCGATGCGTTGACGACAAAGTCTTTGTTGCCACGCCTATCTGCTTGTAAGACAAACCGACAATCCTTGAAGAAGTCCATACACGCTTTGCCACTGCCGATACACCCACGCTCTTCATCTACGAAGAACGCTAACTTGATATGGTCATACCTCTCCAAGCACTTGAGTGCTATGTAGATACCGACCTTGTCATCGCCACCGATACCTGTTTGTTGCATCGTGTTGTAGTTGAAACCCGTGAGCATACCATTGTGCTCTATGATTGACAAGTCACTGCCAATCTGATGAACGCTGTCCATATGTGCAACGATGCACGGATAGGTACGGCTCACACCTTTGGTTATATATAGGTTGCCATACTTGTCTTGGGTTACATCAACACCAAGCCGTTTACATTCTCGCACAATGAAGGCGAACATTCTCCATTCCTTACCACTATAGGTTTGAATAGATAAGATTGTTTTTAAGTCTATCATATTATATTTTTTTGTAGTGTAACACGTTACACTGATTAGTAATCTGTTTCTCCCATTATCTCGCCATCAATCACGAACACTTGCACGGTGTCCGCATCGTCGGTTGATATCAACTCACCATTAGGTAACTTATAACACGTGAATGTGCATAGGCTGTCAACCTCAGTAAGTCCTTCACATTCTCCTGCATCGAATACCTCTACCTCTTCGAGGTTATTCACTAACACCCAAGACGTGCGACGACCTTCAATACGTATCGCACCTTCCGTGCTTCCATTGTCTGCATAGTAGTTGTCATTATTGACATAGATAGCGTCATCACTATGGACGTGGCAATCGTGGTAGTCCGACCAAACACAATCGTCAGAATCCCAAGTACCACTGCGATTGTAACACTCGATACCATCAAGGTCTTCGTAGCCACCGCTCGTACATTGTAGTTTCTTGGTCGCCTCAGAGTCATCTGCATTGGTCAATTCATTAGGGCTGACATTGTCATTGAGATAGCAGAACGTATCGACATACGGATACCTATCGTGGTCAGCATCGACCTCAATATAGAAGTCGTGATGCACGGCATCGCCCTCAGGATTGAAGAAGTTACTATGACCTGCACCATCGTACACTTTCTTCCACGCACCAATCTCTTTGGCATAGTCCCGATACATAGTCCTGAACTCCTCGCTACCATACACCCTATCAAGTATCTTGTTGCCCTCATTATCAGTCCACAATAACGCTCGTGCTTGGCACGTGTTACCCGTCTGAATGTACACCACACTCACCTTGTCGGGATTGTTGACATACAAGTCAAGTTTACTGCTGTTGCTTTCACCATTCATACAACTTGTGAACGGCACGTCAAGATTGTAAACGGCTCGTAAGTCCTCGCCACTCGCTACCTTGAAGGTATAAAGGTCTGATGCTTGCCCCTTATACAAGTTGCTGAAGATTTCAAGGTCACGATTGGTTACGGCTCGGAGCATAGCACCACGCATAATTTGTGTGATTGTCTTGGCAGGTTTGCCCTCTTGCCGTCCGTCTCTTGCCCACGTGCCATCGTCGTTGACTTTCAACTCCCGACCGATAGGAAGATACGAGATTGTACCATTCTTTCGGAATGTCAAGTAGTTCATCTTGTCTGCGACAATGTGCCGAGCAACAATTCTGTTACCATTTAGGTAGTGGTGCAAATACTTTGACACCTTGCTTTCGTTCCGTGTTTGGAACACGAAGTCCTCGAAGGACTTACTGACT